GTTAATGTAGTATTTGAAGGCGCTTGACCATATGTTCTTGTATATAAAAAGTTAGAAGGATCAATATCAACATCAACTGGCCTTCTAAATCCTGCTAAACCATTTCCTACATTATCAGGATTAGGAATAATTTCTTCATCATTATTATCTGATATACCAGACCCGAATTGAATTTCTAATTTATTATCGCTTCGAAGTCTAGTAATAAATCGTTTTGAAGTTTTTCTAAGTTTTAATAAACTAGGCGATGATGATCTATATTGTGCTAAGTCTGGATCATTTTCTGCTAAGTTAGGAACTGATTCAAAAATAGTATCTTGAGCTAAGTACGGAACTTCATACCATCCATCTCCATCTGTCTCAGTAACAGAAATAATTTCAATTATATTAGTTTCTGGTAATACTACTTTATCATATGCAATCGGAGTGCCAAACGTAAATGTAGCAGTTTTTACATCTCCAGATACTGCTTTAATTTGTTTCTTTAAAACATAATATGTAGGCAATTTAGTTGCAGGATCACTTTCATAAACTGTAACTTCAGTTGTATCAATTGATGATGAGAATCTAAAATCTACACTGTCTAATGTTCTAAAAATTGCCGGGCCGTCTTTTTGTTTTACTCGCATTCCTGGCTTTATTGATAATGCATATGTATAATCAGGCTGTACATTCGTGCCACTTCCAATTGCTGGTACAATTTGGAATACATCTAAAGTAACATATGCAGGTATTGCATTTTTAGGAGTATATCCTAAAGCTTTCGATAAATCATATATATTGCTTCGCTCCGATGCTTGTTCTAATAATGATTCTCGTAAATTAACATCTGTATAATATGATAATACATCGCCTACATATGATGCAAGTTCAATAAACAACATTCCGGGAGATGAATCATTGAAATCAGTATACGAATTAGGAAAATATTGTTTAGTAAAATCTATTAGATTTCGACGGAATTGCCCAAAATCTTTATTAATATATGATATATCTTTTTTAGTTTCCATAATTTCCTTATTCGACAGTCATTTGACCCATTTCATTTGCGTTGATAATAACTGTATTCAATTTTTCTGTATTTGCAGTAAATGTTATAGTAATTTGTATATTATGATCTAATGTTGGATCATCTTCTGCAGTTAACACTTCAATCTTCTCTAAATTTACTTCCGGTAGCCATCTATTAACAGCAACTGTTATAATATCGATAATATCAGATTTTAATTCCGAAACATTTGGCTGAAATATAATATTCAATAAATTTGTACCATATGTTGGATTATTATAACGCTCTCCGATACGTGTTAATAACAAGTTTTTTAAATTACTCAATGCTTGGGTATCAGTAGAATACACAGGTACAAATACAGCAGGACCGTCGAATCTAATTTCAACGCCTAATGCTATATTATCTACACTCGAGTTAGTTTGTACCGGTTGTATTTTATATCCCATTACATTCCCTTCTTAGCATTAATTGCTTTCATGAGAGCTGAATAATCTCGTGTTAATGCTTGTTGTACTTCTGGCTTAACTTCATATACTTTACCATCTTCTGGATCTTCCATAATCGATGGCACTTGTGGTTCAAGCCCCATAGCTTGTTTCATATTTTGTCGCATCATTCCAAAGCCTTGTGCGTCCTGAGATGTCATACGTATTTCTTCCATGCCCTCTTGCATCATCTCTTTAAAACTATCCATGGCTCCTGGACCTTGCTCGATTAGCGCATCAGTTTCATTTAATATTGACGCCCATTTATTATCTGTAAATTGTACAGTCGATTCTCTTTTTGGTGCAGGAGGTGGAGTTCTATGTCCTGGCATATTTGTAGTACGACGTGGCTGTTTCATTTCTGAAATAGTCGATTGTAAACCTTCTCGAAGAATTTCTGTTAATTCTTCTTTTACAACTTCACGTACGGCTTGTTTAAGTGCTTTTATTAATGTTTTTGAATCCATAATATCATTTTTATATAAATATTGTAATTATTGATTTGCCGGAGTCCCCCAATTTGTAGCAGATAGTTTAGGACCATATATTTGTGAGTTATCTAAATTCACATAATAATCGCCTGGTTTACCTAAATTAGGATCCGGAATTCCTGACATTTGATAGACTTTACTAGGTGCTTCTTGTAATGAAGAAAGTAGATCTCGTTGTTGTTGGATTAAGTCTTCAATTGCAATACCTCTATTATTTAAATCATCATCTGATACGTTTAATTCATTATAAAACTCAGTAGAAACTAAATCATTGTATTCAGCCGACACAGCTCGAAGTGAATCCGATGGTAATTCTAAATTATCAACATCTCCGTTACATGCAGATGATACTTTATTAAATGCACTTAGTAACGGCGGAATAAGAGTTGCTAATCTAGATGTAATAGTATTCGGTATTTCCGAGAATTGTTGTAAAGAAGCAATTGCATTAACAATTGTAGCATCTTGTATTGCCATTAATTGTTGCGCGATGAATAAACCAGCTGTTGCGGGGTTAGCTAATTGAGCGGCTGTTATTGCTGCTTTAATTGATTGAGCTGTCGTTACTACAGTTTGTACAGTTTGTATAGTTTGTTGTATTTTAGGAATTGCTTCTTGAACTTTAGTTATTTGTTCTTGTATAGAAGCTAGTGTGTCTTTGATCTTTTTCATACGAGGATCATCACATTTACAATCCCCTGGTAGTTTAACTACATCTTGAATAATGTTTGAAATTTCCTCAAATAAGCGGTCAAGTTGTATGTCAATTTGACTTGATATTAATTCAACTCCCTTTCCTGGAAGTTTTGGTATAAAATCTAATGGTGGTACTATTGATGGCATAACTAATCCTTAATATGTATTTTTCTTTATAAAATATGTAGAACTTAATAGTTCTTGCAATAATTCTTGTGCATCTTTAGCATGTTTTCCGCCATTCGTATATCCTCCGATAGGCGCATATGTATCTCCAACTTGTATACCAGATAATAGTTGATTAATTATCTTTTGTAGAATTGAAATTAATACATCTCCATGTACTAAAGATGAATCAGCAGCATCACTTCCGATTTTAACATCACCAGTTGTATTTAATACGATTCCAATTGGAGAATCAACTACGGCAACATCGGTTTTTGCTTTTAATATAATTCGATCTGCAACACCGATTAATTGTGACTTAGAATATTGAGATTCGGATGGAGTAAACTTTGTAAGCGGATTTCTGGAATTTCTATCTCCTAGTAATAACTCAGGTAAACTTTGTTCACTTGTTAAATATAATGAACTATAATCTTGTTCTATTGACTCAACTATAAATTTGCGTCCTTTTTCTGATTCTTTAGAGTTTGATAGAATTATAATCGGACTTCCTGCTGTATTACCTTTCCATGAGGGAGTTTTATCATAATTACTAGTTGAGATAGTACTACCTAATCGTATACTGTTGCCCCAACGGCCTTCTGTTATTAGATCGCCTAAATACGGCTGAAGTGGAGATATTATACGTTCAATTGCATCTGTATCAGGATTAAATTTTACCGAGTTAATTGGCAAATAGTTTGTATTAGTGCCAGATTGTACTCCAATTGGCAAAGTATAATACCACTGCGGGTCACGTTTATTTCTATTGCTGTCGTGACTGAACCCTTGAAATATTAAAACATTTTCTCCAATTAATGGTATTTGCTTGATGTTGTTATTTGCCGGTTTTACTCGTTCAAATATTTTATTATTGTTCTTGTACCGTACTAATACGTCAATTGTAAATAAACGATTGACATCGGTTTCATCATCAAGTTTGTATGTAGGTGTTAATGGCTCGACAACTTCTGCAACATAAAAATTAATAGAAGCATAATCAATCATTTACTTCCTTTTCCAATTTAGATTTAGTTGATTGAATTTTTTGTTGCAATACCGCATCGTCATCTGATATACGATCTATTTCATCTTCTAACTCTGCAGATAATGTAGCTTCTGCAACTTTTAACAATTGTTGTTTTTCTTCTTCAGACAGTAATCCATCTGCTCCGGCAATTGTTTGTTTAGTAGAAATAAATCGTTGTACAATTGCTGTTAATTTGACAAGGTGATCATCATTTTTAACAGCAACATCTAGATATTCTTTAATAAGCGGAACTATGATTGTAGCATCAGATGCATTTTTAATTAATGGTTGCAACTGTGCAATCAATTGATTGATTTGTCTATCCTTCTTTTTTGAATTGTGATAGACATCGGACATTAGGTCTGCAAAACTAGTTCCTTTAAACAGTTCATCATTCTTGTCCATAACGTAAATCCTTTAATATAAATATCAAAAAGGCAGATTTACGAAATTTGTACGTTCATACTCTAAAAATTTTTCTTCGTAGATTTGTTTCAACACTTTTATCACTCGAGTGATGTTTGTAGTTTCTA